ACTGCAGGACCTGGCGGAACGCAGCGAGCTGGAATCCGGCGATGCCTTTGCGCTGCTGGTGAAATCCAAGGCGCCAAACTGGCCGTATCAGTTGGCGGTGCAGATCGTTGAAGCCGATAGGGTCTGCAACGAAAGCCGCAAGATGGATACCGATGAGATGACGCAGGGAATCGTTAGAAAGAATGGGATTCCTTATAGCGTCTGGATTGCTGATCGCCACCCAGGCCGGGTGATCGGGATTGGTGGCACACAGACCCGATGGAGCGAGGTGCTTTTCTACGGCAGTACCGGTCGCCGCAATGTGCTTCATCTGATGCACATGGAGCGACCTGATCAGACCCGAGGCGTCCCCTGGCTAGCGCCAATCATCGCCAAAATTAAGCAACTGGACCGTTACAGCGAAGCCGAGGTGGATGCAGCGGTAAACGCAGCAGCCAATGCGGTGTTTGCCACGATGGACCCCGACGCCTTCAGCGATCTTTTTGACGCTGACGCCCAGGGCGCCTACATCGACAACGCCAAGAGGTGGGATGGCACCATCGAATCCGGCCGGGTGATCAGCACCCTGCCCGGTGAGACAATCACCAGCCCCACACCAGGTCGACCAAACCCGGCCTTTGAGCAGTTCTTCCTGGCGGTGAACAACGAAATCGCCATGGGATTGGGTCTGCCACGCGACGTGCTGTTGAAGGCCTTCAATGCCAGCTATTCCGCCAGCCGTGCGGTACTGATGGATGCCTGGCGAACCTACAAGGTGGGGCGATTCCGCAAGGCCTCGAGGTTCTGCCAGCCGATCTATGAGGAGATCATTGCTGATGGAGTGGCCATGGGTCACATATCAGCGCCGGGTTTCCTGATAGATCCAATGATCCGCGCCGCTTGGCTGGGATCGTTCTGGAGCGGTGATGGCCCTGGCGCACTGGATCCGACCAAGGAAGCCACAGCGGCAAAGCTCCGCATTGACATGGGTCAGACCACGCTGCCTGAAGAAATCCTGGCCTATGACGGCGGCGACTGGGAGGCCAAGCATCGCACCTCGGCTCGGGTGAAGAATCAGCGGGTTGAAGATGGACTGGAGCCCCCGGTAATGATGCCCATGGCCAATGGCGGGCAGATGCCGATGCCTGTTGAAGACCCCGGCAAAGATCCAATAGAAGACCCCACCGATCCAATGAACGACAACGACCCGGGCGAGGGGGTTGACCCAACCGAATTAGACTGAAACCATGAGCATTCTCAGCCTGCTGTGTTCCCCCTGGGCGATCTTGCCCGATCACCTCCTAGAAATCCAGGCTATTTACGCGGCGCATTTACGCGGCGAGGGCGTTGACATTGAGGCGCTGGAGGCCAAGATCGGCCGAAAAATGGACAATGCTCCCCAGGGTTACGAGGTGCGCAATGGGGCGGCGTTGATCCCGTTGCGCGGCGTGATCGCCCCAAAAATGAACTTGATGAGCCAGATGAGTGGCGGTAGCTCTTCGGAGCTGTTTGTGCGTGATGTTGCAGCAGCCCTCAATGACCCGGCCGTTAAATCGCTGGTTCTGATGGTGGATTCTCCCGGCGGCGCGGTTGCTGGGACCCCTGCTGCTGCCGCTGCAGTTATGGCGGCCCGCAATGCGAAGCCCGTAAGCACGATGGCTGAAGGCACCATGGCCAGCGCCGCGTATTGGATTGCCTCTGCCGCTGATCGTGTTTACGCCTCTTCACCTGTTGACAAAGTCGGTTCAATAGGAGTCGTCACCACCCATACCGACGTTTCTGGCCAACAGCAGGCACTCGGGTTGAAGACTACCGAGATTGTCGCCGGCCGGTTCAAACGAATCGGCAGCCCATACGGACCCTTGAGCGAGGCCGGTCAGCAGACCATGCAGGACCAGGTTGACTACCTCTACTCTCTGTTTGTTGGCGATGTTGCCAGCCAGCGTGGCGTAACTTCACAAAAGGTGGTTGCCGATATGGCCGACGGTCGGGTATTCATTGGCCGGCAGGCAGTTGATGCAGGACTTTTAGATGGGATCGCTACGCTGGAAGAGGTAATCGCTGAATCCAACGACCGGGCGGCGATCCGCGTGCCGCTCGGGTCCCCTTATCCCAATGCCGTTTCTTCAATGAGCCCTAACGACATAGCTGCCGAATGGGCAGCCGAAAACCCGGAGGCTGCGGCGGTGCTGCGGGACGAAGGCGCAACTACTGAGCGTGACCGTACCGCTGCGGTTCGGTCTCAGGCTTTGCCAGGCCACGAAAACTTGATTGAGAAGCTGGCCGCCGATGGCAAAACCACCGGCGCTGAAGCTGCGATGCAGGTGATCGCCGCCGATCAGGTGCGCCAACAAGGCATTGCCCGAGCCCGCCTGGATGACGCCATTGACGCCGTGCCCCAGGCCGCTGCCCCTGCCCTTGAAAAAGCCGCCTCAGGCTCCCGACTCGGAGCCAATGGCGTGATCGATGCCAAGACCGACGCTGCCGCTCTCGACGCTGCCGCCAAGGCATTCCAGGTTGCCAACCCTGGCACCAACTATCTCGCCGCCGTCAAGGCGGTTCAATCCCACAACGGAGGTAACTGACCATGGCTGTCGGCGAAATCACCCTGCTGCAGGAGACGGTCACTCTCTCCGCAGCCGCAACCCAGTTTCGGGGCGTTATGCTCACCGGCGCTGCCGTCACTGCCGCTAATAACGGCTATCCCTGCGCCACCGGTGGCGCTATCGGTGACTCCGTTCCCGTGGTGCTGCTCGGCGTGGCGATCGGCGAAGCCGGCGCAGCCGTTGCGGCTGGCGCCCTGCTTGAGTTCGACTCATCCGGCCGGTTCATTACCCGTTCCGCTGGTGTGTCTGTGGCCCGTGCCCTAAGTTCCGCTTCCGGCGCCGGTTCGATGCTTGAAGTCTTCGTCATTCCCAACTGAGGTAACCCCCGATGCCCCAACTTACTCCCTCTCAAGCACGGGTTGTTAACCCTGTCCTGAGTTCCATTGCCCAAGGCATTCAACAGAACGACCTGGTGGGCAACTACTTGTTCCCCGCTGTTGACGTGCCCCTGCGCGGCGGCCAGATCCTGACCTTTGGTCGGGAATCCTTCATGCAATATACCAACCTCAACCGCGCCCCTGGCACCTCCACCTCTCGGGTGCAGTTCGGCTACAGCGGATCGACCTATGCCCTGGTGGATTACTCTATCGAAGGCAAAGTTCCCGTTGAGATTGAGCAGGAGGGCATGAACTCCAGCTTTAGCCTGGACGAAGCCGCCGTGGCTCTGAATGGCGCCAGCCGGATCCTCCAGCTGCGTCTGGAGATTGCCCAGGCTGTTCTGGCAACCACCCTAGTCAACCACGCAGTAAGCAACAGGATTACTCTTTCCGGTACTGCTCAGTGGTCCGACTTCGGCACCACCAGCAACCCCCTTAGCGACATTGAGACGGGCAAGGAGGCGATCCGCTCCGGCACGGGCCGTCGCCCCAACGTGGGCATCATGGGCCCCGCCGTCTGGGCGAAGCTCAAGTATCACCCGATTGTGAAAGATTACACCAAGTACACCGGCCGCGAAGTGGCGACCCTGGACATTCTGTCCGCTCTGACCGAAATCCCCAACTGGTACATCGGTGATGCAGTCTCATCCAACGACGCCGGCACCACGCTGAGCGACGTTTGGGGCAAGGACGTGGTGCTGGCCTACAGCGAGATCGGCAGCGTGGCTAACTACGGCGCTCCCACCTTCGGTTATACCTACAACCTCGGAGGGTATCCGCTGGCTGAAGAGCCCTACCAGGACCGCAACCACAAGTCGCAGTTCTTCCCCGTCACCCGAGCCGAAGCTCCTGTGATCGCTGGTCAGCTGGCCGGCTACCTGATTAAGTCTTGCGTGGCTTGATGGGTAACTATCGTATCCTGTTGGGTCCGATTGATAACGGTGTTGCCATCCATGAGGAGGGCGGCACCATCTCTCTCACCGCAGCAGAAGCGGCACCCTTGGTGGAGCTGGGCATCGTTGAGGGTCTCCCCGCCAACGAGGCAAAACCCCGCAAACCCGCCACCTAATGGCCTTCACCGAGGACCCCACTGTTTTCCTCGACCTCGCCGGCTTCGGCGTTCCTGTGACTGCCGGAGCCATTTCTGGCACGGGGATCCTTGACCAAAACAGTGAGGTGATCCTGGGTGGCGATGTAGTCATGATTGACTACCTCCTAACAATCCTAACCAGTCAATTCGGCAACCTCGCCTACGGTGATTCCATCGTCATTAATGGCGCCTCTTACAAGGTTGAGCATGAACCAATGCGGGTGGATGACGGGACGTTTTCTAGGGTAGCGTTGATGAAGGCCACTGCCAACTAGGTGTTTATTCAAATCCTGAATGGTGACTTCTTGTGACAATATACCAATCCACAACCTATAGAATCCAACAATTATTTAGCACCCTATCGGTAGCAACCGCAAGTAATCCGGTATTACTAGAGGGCGAGAAATGGCTTGAAAAAGACGAAACCACATTACGTTTTACGGGCCGCAGTAAAACAAAAGATGGGGTTCTATCGGCCGACAAGAGTGTCATTACCGGAACGGCGTTCAATAGTCTGCAGTGGTTAGCGTGGCTCAGATCCCGCCATCCCGCGTAGCTGAACTGGTCGCCCTGGCCCGTGTCTGCCACCTCCCCGAGGCATTTATCGCCGCCATTTCGCCCCTCTAGCATGGCCCTATCAGCTCAACTACGCAGCGCAATCATGGGTCCTGAAGCCTTTATCGCCCTCGTTGCATTGGCCACAACTATCAGCGGGTTTGGCGTCAAAGCCCTGTTCCAAATTGCCAGGGGATTGGGTAGCTTTGAGGCAAGGATTGCTTTATGGATGGAGCATTCTGAAAAGCGGTTTATGCATCTTGAAAAAACAGCCGATGAGCATGACGGACGGCTGAAGCAGGGGAACCTATGAACCGTTTCCTAGGCCCCTGCCTGCTGTTTGCTGGCCTCTGCCTGCTGGCCGGCGGGGGTGTTGGTGTTGCTGACTGGGCCGCGTGCCTGCGTGGGCACGGTGGTACCGCCTGCCGGGGCCCACGGTCTGAGGCTATGGCGGCTCTCAGCGGGGCCGCCACCACCGCCCTAGGGGTGGCGCTGCAGGAGAGGACGCCATGACCGCCAGCAGGTGTGAGCAGATCCTGGCGGCGTTTGCAACTGCGGCAGCCGGAACCGTTGGCCTGGGCTCCAGGATCTACCGGGATCGGGAGCAGGCAGTGGGCCGTGGCGAAATCCCAACCACTCAAGGCGTGCTGATCATTGAGCCGGCCAGCGAAACCGACGACATCTCCACGACCACCGAAACCCTCACCACCACCCTTACGATTACCGCTGACCTCTACATCAATGGCGCCCCGCTCAGCACTATCAGTGACCCGATCCGCGTTGACCTACACAACCGGATTATGGCGTCTACAGCTCTGCGGGCCCTGGTCATCAGCGTCTACCCATCCGGCCGGAACTGGGACCCTGAGGCGGGCGATCTCGGCGCAGTCAGAAGTACCTACACTGTTACTTATCGAACCAGCTTGACGGACCTTACCCGCCAGCTCCCATGATTGCTCCCCAGTCTGCCGGTTCATACCTCGTCATTGACGGGGAATTGATACTCCATCACGCAACCCAACCCGCTGACCCCGTAACGACCGATGGCATTAACCAGGCGCAAACTGTTGATGATCAAACCGGAATCGACGTACGCAACGTCGTCGTCCCCAACGGGAGCGGAGGCGATCCTGGTCCTTGACCCGAAGCTGACGCCCCTCGACGCAAAGGCACTTGAGCGCGAGATTCTAGACCCGGCATTCGGCCGTGTCCGTGCGCGAGTAATGACCGAGCGGAAAATGAGCCTGCAGTTTGGCGTTGAAGTTGCAGGATCTGGAACTGCCGGGACCGCACCTAAGTATGGTTCCCTGCTGCGTGCGTGCGGGTTGTCTGAAACAATTGTGGCGTCTACCTCTGTGACCTACGCCCCAGTCACTCCGGCCACCGATGCAGTTACCTGCTACCACAATTGGGACGGCAATAAACACGAAGGCGTCGGCGCTCGTGGCACGTTTGATCTTACCTTTAAGGCTAGCGAGATCCCCCAGTTTGATTGCACCATGAATGGCATTTATGTTCCTCCGACAGATGTTGCATTCCCAACTCCGACCTATACGAACCAAGCCGCGCCAGTTGCGGCTAACTTTACAAATACCACCTCTGTATTTATTGCTGGTTTTAGCGCATGTATGGCTGAATTTAGCTTGTCTTTGAATAACGACATCCAATTTTTTGAACACATGGGCTGCACCCCCCAGGTGCGAATCCAAAACCGAATGGTTGAAGGTTCGATCACCATTGAACGGCCTGATTTGCTATCCACAAAAGACTTTTACGCTCTGGCCCTGGCCGGGACTACAGGCGCTATCAGCTTTAGCCATGGCCCTGCAGGTAACCGCCTGGGAGTGTCAATCCCAACCGCCAATTTTGGCGCCCCCGAGCCTGTAGATTTGCGCGGTACTGCTGGCCTCAAAATTCCGTTTGTTGCATTGCATACTGCAGGCCTATCAGATGAAGTCTCGTTTGCTTTTACTTGATCCCTTCAAGTTCTTAACTCCAACCGCACACCCCTGACCCATGTTTAATCTTCCCAGCGCAGACGATACGTTTCCGGGCCAGGTGCAGCTTGTTATTATTGACCGGGAAGGTGCCAAACAGGAAGTGACGTTTACTGCGCACTTCAACCGTCTGGAACAGACAGAAATCAATGAGCTGGTCGAGGCCATCAGGCACCGAACAGCGGTCC